CCTATGACGCATTTGGGTGATTATGACGAAATTTGGGATGATGACGATGGCTACCCAGATTGACGAAAATGCGGTACAAAGAAACTATCAAACTCACAAAAAAAGCACTAAAACAACCTTGGATGTATTCTGAGGAAGAATTGCTCTATATGCGTAAAGCATTGAAACTTGCTAAACGCGCACTGAAACTGAAACAGATGAGGAAAAATGAAAGTAAGTCTGATACAAGTAACCCCGAATCCTGAAGAAACGATGGCGTATGTCGCCAGAGTCTCAAATCCCAATAATCAGGATAACCCCAATTATGCTAAACTGCTAGGATACTGTATTAAACATGGGCATTGGTCTGTGTTCGAGCAGGCATTTATGACACTGGAGATTGAGACTACCAGGGGACTGGCGGCTCAAATTTTGCGTCACCGTTCGTTCACATATCAAGAGTTTTCCCAGCGTTATGCAGATAGTTCGATGCTATCGAACGATATTCCTCTTTTTGACCTTCGTCGGCAAGATACAAAGAATCGCCAGAACAGTATCGATGATATCGATCCCTTCGTTAAGCAGGAGTTCGAGATCAAGATTAAGAAGCATTTTGAGGACGCTATGCGCCTCTACAAGGAGATGTTAGACGCTAACATCGCCAAGGAGTGTTCTAGGTTTGTATTGCCCTTAGCGACGCCCACAAGACTCTATATGAGCGGTTCTGTGCGTTCATGGATCCATTATATAAATCTGAGGTCTGCTAATGGCACACAAAAGGAGCATATGGACATCGCTAACGAGTGTAAGCGTATTTTTACAGAACAATTCCCAACAGTTGCTGAGGCACTGGAGTGGAAATAAATAACATTATCCTGGATTCATAACATGCCACTATATCCTGTAAAGAACTTGAAAACTGGCGAGACTCAAGAATTGATGCTGTCTATTGCCGCCTATGAAGAATGGCGCAAAGAAAATCCCGATTGGGATAAAGATTGGTCGAAGGGATGTGCGATGCCTGGCGAAGCTGGGGATTGGCGGAATAAATTGGATGGCGGGTGGAACGAAGTGCTCGATAGAGCATCTCGTTCGCCTGGATCCCAGGTGCGTAAATTCAACAACTACTAATTCCTATGCCCAGAAGAAAGAAGCCTGTAGAGTCTATTGGTATTGGTATGACTGCAAAACAAATGAGGCGTAAAAAACCAATCAACACCGATTTTCTTGTTGATATTACGCCGTTAACTGCAAATCAAGAGACTCTGTTTAAGGATTACTCTCTGGGGAAAAACATCTTTGCCTATGGTGCGGCAGGAACTGGTAAAACCTTTATCGTTCTATACAATGCTCTCAAAGATGTCCTAGACGAGAAGAGTCCTTATAATAAGATCTACATTGTTAGGTCTTTGGTCTCTACTAGAGAGATTGGTTTCTTGCCTGGAGATCATGAGGATAAATCTGCTCTTTACCAGATTCCTTATAAGAATATGGTAAAGTACATGTTTGAACTTCCCTCAGATTCTGACTTTGAGATGCTCTACGGCAATCTCAAGACACAGGAGACAATTTCGTTCTGGTCTACCTCGTTTATTCGTGGAACCACTCTGGATGATGCCGTTATCATCGTCGATGAGTGCCAAAACTTGAATTTTCATGAATTAGACAGTATAATTACGAGAGTCGGTGAAAATACGAAAATCCACTTCTGTGGTGACGCTACTCAAACTGACCTTACAAAAACTTATGAGCGTAATGGCATCTTGGACTTTATGAAGATCCTGGAGCAAATGCCCTCGTTCTCTTCCATTGAGTTCGGTGTTGATGACATCGTTCGCTCTGGTCTCTGCAAAGAATATCTTGCAACTAAATTGGCACTCGGTATGTAATGTTTAACCATCTTGATATTGAAATCCCTGAACTAAAAAGGGTCACCATTGATGGTGTTCGTTATTATGACACACCCGATAACAAGATGGTTTCTATTACCTCTGTTATCAGTCATTATAATAAAGATAAGTTCGTAAAGTGGCGGAAAAAGGTAGGCGAAGAGAAAGCAAACGCTATCACTCGCAAAGCGACCAGTCGTGGTACAGACATGCACTCGCTGGTCGAAAATTATCTTTATAATAAAGATCTACCTATAGTCCAACCACTTTCGGACTTTTTGTTCAAAATTGCTAAACCATCACTGAACAAAATCGACAACATCCACACCCTAGAGGGTTCTCTGTATAGCACAGAACTCGGTATTGCTGGAACTGTTGATTGTATTGCTGAATACGAGGGTGAGTTAGCAGTTATTGACTTCAAAACCTCAAAAGAACCTAAACCAAGATCTTGGATCGATGGATACTTTGTACAAGCAGCAGCATACGCCTGCATGTATTATGAACTGACAGGCACTCCTGTCAAAAAACTGGTCATTATCATGGCATGTGAAAACGGTGAGTGTGTTGTCTATGAAGAGCGTGACAAGTTGAAGTATATGAAACTTCTCGTTACCTACATTAAAACCTTCTTAGAATATCACTTACAACTCCATGGAAAATGAATTTACCCAGGCACTAGGACAAAAATTTATGAATCCAGCAAAATTTGCTCTGGAAATTGAGAACATTGTCTTAAACGAAAAATTGAATTATATTGATGCTGTTGTTCTCTTTTGCGAAGAGAATAGTATTGATATTGAGTCAGTCACTAAACTAATCTCTAAACCTTTGAAGGAAAAGATTAAGTGTGATGCTCAACAATTGAATTTCATGAAAAGAACCACTCGTGCAAAACTACCACTTTGACACCATACGATTGCTATAGGACATATCTTGCGGTAAAAAACCATTTTACAAAAGATCAGTTTGATTTCTTTAAAAGCAATGGTAAGGCAAGAGCATCTGTAACTGCGTTTAACAAGCGTAAAGACAAGTATTTCTTCGAGAAGTTGGCACACTATAGAAGTGACACAGAGGTCACTAAGTATTTTGTGTCGTACTTTTTAGACGATAAGTCGTGGGTCGGTGATATGGTCCATGATAAAGGAGAGACTTATGAAAATTATATTTTAAAATTAAAAGATTTAGAAGAAATCTTCAGAAAGGAGTCTATTTATCTGTTTTCTGACGAAAATTTACTTTCTGTATTCCAATGTACACGGGGTCATCCACCTATTTTAAAAAAATTCCTGAGCGGGAAAATCAGCATTGAAACGCTGGCAATCTATGATAAAATATTCCTGTTCGGGAATGACTTCGATAAGAAGCTTTTCGACCCAGTGTGGGAAACCGTATCATTGAAAATTAGGAAGTATAAACCGTTCCTAAATATCGATGTGTTCAAGTATAAAAAAATATTAAGGGAGGTGATTCATGTCTAGTTTCTTTGACTCTGAACTCGTTCAGAAAGAAATGGAGGAGATCAATGATCTTCAGGCAGAAATCTATAAGGAAGCATTTAAGTTTCCAGAACTCTCCACTGAAGAAAAGATTGAACACTTAGAGCGGTTAGACTATCTCCTAGAAAAGCAGGAGATCCTCTACACCCGTCTCAAATTGTCAGACGATCCCCGTGCAAAGCAGGTTGCGAACAATGTCCGCGACTCTGCTATAATGATGGGGTTCCCAAAGGACATCGACTGCTCGGTTCTGTTCTCCAATATGAGGAAAACGCTTGAATCGGTCAGGGAGAAAGTTCTTGACAGGGATAGATGAGTCATCCTATAATGGACTCGCACAGACCAAATCCTAAAAACACAGGCCAAATCTATGTCTTTCGCATCGCTCAAGAAGCAGTCTTCTCTCGGCAGTCTTACTGCCAAACTCGTTAAAGAGGTTGAGAAGTCGAACTCCCCTCAAGGTGGAGACGATCGTCTCTGGAAACCTGAGGTGGACAAAGCAGGTAACGGTTATGCCGTTATCCGTTTCCTCCCCGCTCCTGATGGAGAGGAACTCCCTTGGACTCGTATGTATTCTCATGCCTTCCAAGGACCTGGTGGATGGTATATTGAGAACTCTCTGACTACCATGAATCAGAAGGACCCCGTGTCCGAGTACAATACCCAACTGTGGAACAGTGGTATTGACTCTGATAAGGAGACCGCCCGTAAGCAGAAGCGTAAACTGTCTTACTACAGCAACATCTATGTTGTTCGTGACCCTGCTAACCCTCAGAACGAAGGCAAGGTCATGCTGTACAAGTATGGTAAGAAGATCCA